CGCCTGGTCCAGGTTCTCGTACAAGGCCCGGGCGGTGGCGGTGGGGCCGGCTGTAGGGGCGCCACGTCCACGGCCCGTGTGGGCGGCGGTGGCGGCGCCGGCGGTGGCTTCGCGTCAGCGTGGTTCAGCGCGGCCGACCTGCCCGCCACCTGCAAGCTCACCGTGGGCGCAGGTGGGGCCGGCGGTGCGGCACAGAGCGTGGACACCACGGCCGGGGCCAACGGCGCCGGCGGCAACCAGTCGAGCTGGTTCAGCCCGACCGCGGCCGGCGTAATCAACAACGCCGTGGTCGGGGTGTTCGGCGGCGCCGGCAATGGCGGTGGGGTGGCTGCCGGCGGCGGCTCCAACCAGTCCACGGTGGGCTCCATGCTGGGCGGCGCCGCGTCCACCGTAGGGGCAGCCGGGCCGCGCTGCGCCAGCATCGGGTTCGGTGTGGCCAACACCGCTATGGGCGGTTCGGCCGGCGGTGGCATCACCACGTCCAACGTCGCCACCGCTGGTGGATTGGCCAACTGGCGACCCGAGTACCAGAACCCTGGCACCACCGGTGGTGACGGAGCTGGTGGCGCCGGCAACGGCAACAACGGCATGGGTCTGATCACCACGCCGCCCTACCCCTACCCGTTGTGGCCAGGCACCGGTGGCGGTGGCGGCGGTGGCGGAGCTGGCGGCACCGGTGGCAATGGTGCCGACGGCGCTCGCGGTGGCGGCGGCGGCGGTGGAGGCGCCAGCCTCAACGGCTTCAACTCCGGCGCCGGCGGCAAGGGTGGGGACGGATTCGTGCAGGTCATTACCTACTTCTAAGGACTGTCCAATGTGGTGGTGCGCCTTAGCGATCCTGTTGCTGACCGCGAGCGCGGTCACCGTCATCGTGTGGGCTCGACAGAGGGTGTGAGCGTATGCCTGGGCCACGGGCCAAGCCGCCAGAGCTGCGGCTCATCGAAGGAACCAGAGCCACCCATCCGGACCTCAACCGGCCGGTCCCGCCGACCAGCAGCTTCCCGGACCCGCCGGTCTGGTTCCAACCCGAAGCGGTGAAGCTCTACCACGACACGGTCCGTCGGCTGGGTGAGATCGACGTCGCGTCCGAAGTGGACACCGACTTCGTGGTGACCTATGTGATGGCGGTGATGGCCCAACGCGAATGCGAACGGGCCATGTCCCGCCTGGGCGTCAGCCGCTCCCGCAAGTTCACCACGTGGGAGAAAGTGAACCGCCGCGTGATTGCCATGGCCAAGGAACTGGGGCTGACCCCGGCTGCCCGGTCCGGCATGCGCATCAAGCCGAACGAGCCGGCACCCGAGGTGAAGGACCTGTTTGCGGGGTGAGCCATGACCATCCACTTCCCTGACATCTCCAACCACCAGGCCGGGATCTCGCTGTCCGGGGCCGCGGCCTGCATCGCCAAGTGCAGCGAGGGAACGTCCTACCGGGATCCGTACTACCTCGGGTTCCAGGACCAGGCCGACAGCTACGGCATCCCGTTCGCGGCCTATCACTGGATGAACACGTCCGACATCTACGCTCAGGCCCGCTTCGCCTTCGACATCGTCGGACCCAAGACGATGCTGATGTGGGACTGCGAGGCCGAGGGTGTGTCGGTCCAAAGGCTGATCGACATGACCAGCTACTACCGCGGGTTGGGCGGCCTGGCGAAGCTGGTCTACCTGCCCCAGTGGTTCTGGTCCGGCCACATGGGTTCACCCGACCTGCGGCCGCTGGCGGACGCCGGGCTGTTCCTGGTGAGCAGCAACTACACCACGTACTCCGACGACGGTCCGGGCTGGGCACCCTACGGCGGCATGACGCCCATCCAATGGCAGCACACCAGCTCGCAGCCGTTCAACGGCTACAACATCGACTTCAACGCCTACCAGGGCACCGTGGAGGAACTGCGGGCGCTGTGGTACGGCGGGGACGGGGACGACGTGACCAGTGGGTACACCTGGGAGTTCATCGAATCAGGCACACGTCCGGTGAAGCCGGACACGTGGACACCGGAGGGCTACACCTCGGTGCCCAACAACTGGCTGGGCACGATGATCGGCACCATTCAGCAGGACGCGATGGCCACGCGGCAGATGGTTGCGGATCTGGCGGCCAAGCTCGATGCCCTCGCCGCCGATGTGCACCACGGCCGCGGCTCTGGCCCGAGCGACTAACTCTTGGCTGCGACGTGCGTTTGCCCGTCTGCGACCGCGTCCGCCACCGAGGCCCGCTTTCGTGACTTGTACTGGCCGCACGAGCACGTGGTGTAGTACGTCGTCAGCCCGCTACGCGATCGTGAGGGGTGAACGTCGATCTCATGCTCGGGAACTGCGTGCTCACGCTTATGGCGCTCGCCGTCGGCCACGGCGTCCGGCTTAGTCGAATACTGGTGACTCGAATAGTTGCAGGTGCATACCGTGGTGTAGTAGATCACCACGCCGCCGGCCGAGAACCGGGACGACATGAGGGCTCGAACCTCGTGGTCTGACATGCGTTGAACCTTACGAGGAGTCGCGATGCAGGTGACGCGACACCCGGAGTGTGACTCCAGCTCGATTGAGCGCTTCTGTCATCCGGCCTTACCAGTGTGCACCCAGCGTGGTCCGCATTTCTGTGCACCACGGGCCATCCGGGCGGTCAGCTTCTTCGACCGTGCCCTGGTCCACGTCAAGGGTGTGCACGCCCGTAAGCCGTTTGTCCTGGCCGACTTCCAGCGCAACGACATCATCGGCCCCTTGTTCGGCGAGGTCCACTACAACCCCGATTACCAGCGCTACACCCGCCAGTACCGGTCGGTCTGGATCGAGCTGGGCCGCAAGAACGGAAAATCCGCTCTGTTGGCGGGTGTGGCGTTGTACCTGCTGGCCTATGACGGCGAAGAGGGAGCCGAGATCTATGGACTGGCGCGTGACCGAGATCAGGCGCGCATCATCTGGGACGTGGCGTCGCGGATGGTCCAGCTTTCGCCAACGCTGGCTAAGCGCAAGGGACTGGTCATCCGCAACAATGAACGACGCATCGTGGACCACCAGACGGGTTCCTACTACGCGATCCTCCCCCGGGACGCTCTGGGCAACCTCGGCTTCGACCCGTATGGCGTTATCGTTGACGAAGTCATCGCCCAACCCGACGGTCAGCTATGGCATGCCATGCGGACGGCTATGGGTTCGCGTCCTGAAGCGGTCATGCTCGGAGCCACCACGGCCGGCGATGATCCCACTAGTTTCGCGGCAAGTGAGCACGCAGAATGCGTCAAGATTGCCGAAGATCCTGGGCGCTCCCGTCATCGACTGGTCTACATCAGAAACACTCCTATGAACGCGGACCCGTGGTTGGAGAGCAACTGGTTCCACGCCAATCCCGCCCTCGGGTCCTACCTGAACATCCAGGCGTTGCGCGATGAAGCCAGCGAGGCCCGCAACGATCCGACCAAAGAGAACGCGTTCCGCCAGTACCGGCTCAACCAGTGGGTGTCCCAGTCGGTGCGGTGGATGCCCATGCACATCTACCGTGAGTGCACTGGGGACCTGTGGTTGTCGGCCAACTCCCAACCGCACCGCTTCGTCGGCAAGCAGGTGTTCGTCGGCCTGGACCTGTCGGCCAAGCATGACCTGACCAGCTTGTGCATCTTCACCCCGCCCGTGGGTGACCAACCGGGCCACGCCATGTGGCAGCACTGGATTCCCGAGGCGGTGTTTCAGCATTTCGACGCGGCCACCGACCACCGGGCCGCGCAGTGGGTCAAGGCCGGGTTCCTGCGGGTCATGGAAGGTTCGGTCATCGACTACCAGATGCTGTGCAACCAGATCGTGAACCTGCTCAAGCCGATGACCGTGGCCGAGATCTGCTACGACAAGTGGTCGGGGGAGTACGTACGCCAGGAGTTGCAGCGCCGGATGGGCCGGCGGATCCCGATGGTGGCCAACGAGCCGACGTTCGTCGGCATGACCGTGCCGATGACGGAGCTGATGAACCTGACCACCGGCACCCGCTGGCATCACCACGGCGACCCGGTGGCCATGTTCTGCTTCGACTCGGTGGAGGTGAAGCGGGCTGTGGACAACCCGGACCTGCTCAAGCCGACCAAGCCGGAACGGGTCGGCGCCAACGCCCGCATCGACGGGGTGATCTCCGCGGCCCTGGCCATCGGCGCCTGGAAGCTACGTGGTGTGAAGACTCCCCGGACTGCCTATGGGTTCGGCTGAGGGTCGCACCACCACGGCGGTTCCGTAGCAGGTGATCTCCAACCACGCCGGCGTGAGGGGCCGCTCGTCGAACCGGGCGGCCACCACGGCGTTACCGCCCTGATAGCGGGCTTCTCGAAGGCACGCGGTGACCGCCTGAAATCGCGCGTGGGTCACGATCTCCAGCAACCGGTCCATCGGATACGTCTTGCCCGTGGCGATGGATTTGACGCCGTTGTGGAACGGCGAGAGCGGCACCACGTGTGAACCGCTCACAAACGCCACTGTCCGCAGGATGTCGTACCCGATCAGGGTCTCCGTGGTCACCACGAATGGCGCGTTCATGATCAGAGCATAGGGGGCTGCCGTGTCTGTCGATGCGTTCAGTGACGCCATCGAACCGATCCTCAACCCCTCCTACCAGTTGCACGGGTTGATGCTGTCCAGCGCCAACCCGGTCGGTCTGACCACCAACGACGTGGAAACCGCCATCGCGGCCGCCCAGACGTTGACCGTCTACTACGCCGACTATCTGCCCCGCTTCGAGGTCCTGGACAGCTACTACCGCGGCTATCCGCCGCTGCCGATGACGCCGGTGCGGATGACCACGAAGTTCGAGGAAATGCTGATGTTGTCCCGCTCCAACTGGTGCGGGCTGGTGGTTGACGTGGTGGACGAGCGGCTGCGCATTGAGTCGGCGGTCAGCTCGGCCAACCCGGTGCACGACGACACGCTATGGGGCTACTGGGAGGCCAACAACATGCCGCTGCACGCCTCCGAGGTGCACGTGGAGGCGCTGAAGCTGGGGGTGTCCTACGTCAGCGTCTGGCCCAACCAGCCGGGCAAGCCACCACGCATCCTGGGTGAGTCCCCGCTGTCCACCTACGTGGACGTTGACGACGTCACCCACGAGCCGGTGCAGGCCATCCGGATCTGGCGCAACCACCACACCGGCGTGGTGTATGCGGACTACACCAACCCCGACTTTCAGCTCAAGCTGGTGGCGATCAACACCCCGGCCGATCCGATCATGCGTGGTTGGCACCAGTACCGTTGTCCGCAGCTTGACTTCGCCAACCTGGAGTGGATGCTGCGCACCGACGTCCCCGAGGCTGTCCTGCCCAACGCCATCGGCAAGGTGCCCTACGTGGTGATGTCGGCCCGGCCGGACCTGCTGGGCTGCCACCACAGCGAGATCGAAGGGCTGTTGCCCATCCAGGACCGGATCAACAAGACCACGTTCGACCGGCTGGTCACCCAGGAGATGACCGCTTTCCCGCAGCGTTGGGTCACTGGTATCGACATCCCCACCGACTCCGAGGGCAAACCACGGGAGCCCTTCGACGCGGCGGTGGACCGGGTGTGGACGCTGTCCGCCCCGGACGGCCGCTTCGGCCAGTTCCCCCAGTCCTCACCTGACGGTTACCTGGCCGCCAACACCGCCGACATCCAGGCGTTGGCCACCCAGTCCCGGACCCCGCCGCATTACCTGATCGCCGGTATGGGTGTGTTCCCTTCCGGTGAATCGGTGCGGGCCACGGAGTACGGGCTGTCAAGAAAGGTCAGTTCGCGTCAGTTGGCTTTCGGTGACCCGTGGGCGGATGTGCTGCGTCTGTGTGCGTTGGCCGACGGCAACGCCGAGCTGGCCGACGACGCCAAGGTCGCCATCAAGTGGGCCGACGTGGAAGCCAGCTCGGAGGCCGAGGTGGCCGACGCCATCCTCAAGTTGTCCGGCATTCCGGGTATCCCGATCGAGCCGTTGCTGGCTCGCGCCGGCCTGGATCCGTCCACGTTCGGCTACTACGCCAGCCGGCATCCGCTGGCCCCCAACCCGGCCACCGTGCCCCAGGTCGACGCGGGCACGGCGCCGGCGGTGAACGCGGCCACGCCGGAACCAGGAACACCGATTCTCGATGCCGCCGCGCTCACTCCCGGCGGCATTCCCCACCCGTAGTCCACATCGGACACGGAGGCTCCCTGAAGGAGAGCAATGACTCAGAGCACCACGTCCCCTGACATGAGTCAGGGAGGGGAAGGCGACGATTCCACACAGGAGTCCAGCCCGACCAGCACCACGCAGTCCGCCGAACACAACAAAGCCCTGGCCGCGATGCGCAAGCAGCTCGCGGCCCGGGAGCGTGAGCTGGAGCAGCTCAAGGCCAACCAGATGAGCGAGCAGGAGAAAGCCATCTCGGCGGCCAAAGCTGAAGGCGCAGAGGCATACCGGCAGAAGTGGGCTTCTGCCATGGCCCAGAACGCGGCACTCAACGCGTTGTCGGCCAAGGGTGTGACCGCGCCGGAACTTGCCCTCGGGGCGATGGACCTCAGCGATGTTCAGGTCGATCCCCACACGGGCCGCGTCGACACGTCCACTTTGGACGAGAAGGTGGCCGAGGTCATCCGGCGCTATCCCATGCTCACTCACCACGGCGGCCAGCAGCAGCAACAGCAGTCGTTCCCGTTTGCTTCTGGCAGCGATCAACGCCGGGTCACGCAAGCTGACCTGGCTTCAGCCACGGGGAAGAACGGCGACACCCAGTCCACCGATGAACTGCTGCGGTGGGCGTTGGGAGGTAAGCGCCCCCAGAGCTGACGCTGCCCTGACTTCGAGGGGTAGCAATGCCATCCACCGGCTATGTCGGCCGGGATGACGCACTCGCACTCATCGTGGAGCAGCGGTCCAACGAGATCATCTCGCAGGCCGCCACCACGAGCGTTGCGTTGTCCACGTTTCGCACCATCAAGATGGGCACCAGCCAGCTCAAGATCAATCTTCTGGACGCCTTCCCGCAGGCCCAGTGGCTGACCGCCACCGCTCCCGCTGACCCGGACATCGTCAAGAAGCCGACCACGGAGATGGCCTGGGCCGC